GGATGACATCCAACTAACTCTCCGCTACCTTCTTTTACTACTGCAAAACCTTTGCATCCAGCAACACCTTCTTCTATTTTCCAAGGCATTAGTTAACCGTTGCTTTCAGGCTAGATCTTAACCACCAGCCCCAAAATTCATGCTTGTCTTGTCTGTCTGCTAAAAAGTTTGCAAGCCCTTGTTCTTTTTGAAGTGTTGCAACATCAAACATATTTTTAATATCTGAAATCATTAATTCATTCATTGCAAGTAGCTGTCTTGACATTGAGATTGGTGAATTAGAGTCTAATTGTACATCTCCGTATGTTTGGGAAGATATAAAATCTTGAAGAGTATATGGTGCCTGTACATCAAATTTTCTTAACCATTCTGCAATAGCATCAATTGTGCCATATACATCTGTATAAATTTCTTCAAAAAATGCGTGGTACTGCGTAAATAATGGACCCTCAACATTCCAATGGAAACCATGTGCTGTATTGTAAAATACTATTGAGTTTGCCTGCCATCTTTTAAGGGCCATTATTAATTCATTCATGGCTTTATTATACCATTAAGGATATATAAATGTTACACACTGGCGCCCCCGACAGGATTCGAACCTGTGGCCTAAACATTAGAAGTGTTCCGCTCTTCCTCTGAGCTACGAAGGCTTGTCCTCAATAATAACATTTGATAGCATAATTGTCTATATCAAATTCGAATTTTAATATGGTAGAATTAACATATGTTCTCAGATAATCCAAATTTAATTAAATACGGAGATAAAGTATTTTTATATAAAAACTTTATTTCTAAAGAAGATGTTGAATACATTAATAATTTAATGGAACCACATAGACAAAAAGAAGGCTCCTTTGACAGTGATGTAAATGTAGTAGATTGGTACAATGATAAAGAGGGACCATCTATGCCAGAACTAGTTAGAATTTGGGATCAAATCTCTGAATTTCTAGCACCAGAATATATTATTCATCCACAGCAAAACTTAGCCGTACTTCGTCCAGGAGATGAAGGAATGTTTGTTCATTGTGATAACCCTGGAGAAGGAATGGATGATCTTCTTACGCAAGAAGATCGCTGGCATACTTGTTGTTTATTATCATATGGAGTTTGTGTTTATTTTGGAGAATTTGAGGGCGGAGAATTGTTTTATCCAGGCATAAACCCAGATGGAACTCCTAAAAAACATGGAGATAGTGATGAATGCCTAATTCTTTCAGTTCAGCCAGGAGACCTTGCGATGCATTGGGCGCAACATCCATATGAACATGGTACAAAACCTATCTCTTCTGGAATTAGATATGTCTACAGCAATTTTTCATTAAAGGCTGATAAAAATCCAGGAACATTCCCTGCTTGGGGAACCCAGGAAGATCTAGATAGAAAAGCTAATGGCACATGGATGCGAGTAATCTGTGATCGCCATGATAATCATTAAACAACAATATATCCTGGATGCCTTATAAGATAATCTAGGTATGAATACCTTATGCCAGAAGTAACTGGACTGATATCAAAGCTGCAAGGTTTAAATATTATTAAATCATTTCTCTTTGGTTGATATTTAATATCACTATCTAAAAATAATATTTCTCCTCCAGTAAAATTTCCAGCATAATAAGATAATATATACTCTACTGAATTAGGCATTGAATTGTTATATACAGGAACGCTGTCTTCTTTTCTTAACCTCATAAAATTACCGTGGCTTAGTATCCAGTATTCTGGACTTACAAAATTTATAATAGAGTCATGAAATTTTCTTTCCACAAAGTCTAAACTTAGTATATTATTCCAGTATTCAAATTCATGATCGTTAACCTCATAATTGCCGTGAGTACTCCAATCTTTTTCTTCCATTTGCATAAGAGGTTGTTCTATTGAGTCTAAATCATAATAGAAGTTTTCATATAAATATATATCTTCACTTAATTTAATTCCAGGATTTTCTTTAAATCTTAAATTTTTACTAAGCATTTATAGACCTTTCTGTGCGGCAGGTAGGACTTGAACCTACGATTACCAAATTATGAGTTTGGGGCTTTAACCAACTAAGCTACTGCCGCTTAATTAGTATTATACATTTTATTACAGGGTACTGTCAATACTATTTTCTACTATTTGTTGGACATACTCAGAAAAATGTTTACGTATACTTCCTTGTGGCCTGGACCCAATAACAGACCAAATTCTTTTATATTCCATTACATTTGAAAAAGTAGTAGGGCAAAGCATTACTCCGCTATACTCTCTAAGAACTGTTGGAAGAGGTACATGTTTTCCACAGCATTTACACTCTTTAGCTTTTTCCTGATACTGACTCATAATATTTGCATCCTGTCCATTGCTTCTTTTAAACCTTCAGGCATTCTTGGTGGCCTAATCATATTTTGTACAAATTCTTCCTCTTTTTTTACACCAAAATCATTATCGTAAGACATAGATTCATAAGTATGTATGTTAACTTCTTGATCCACATTAGGCCTAGTCCTACTAATTGCATTAAATATAGATCCACAGACAGCATCTGCTAAGTCCTTTGATCCTTTTCTGGGGTGATCTACCCTATCTCTCATTATCTTTAGTTGAAGTAATTCATCAATCAATAAAGGTATGTGTGGACCATTTAATCTTTCTTCTAAAACAATCATGGCCATATCATCATAATGTTTTTTAGCCACTGATAATATTTCTGTATTTATTCCGTACTGCTTTAGCTGCTGCATCATATCATGTGAATTCCATCTGTCAAATGTGCACACTCCAATATTAAAGCCACGACTTTTTAATGAAATAATATAGTCTTTTACTTCGGTAAAATCTACTGATTTATCTGGAGTTGGAGTCCAATATCTAACTGCATCAACACTTACAATTGGCGCAGGTTGTGAATATTCATTTGTAATCTTAACATTAACCCATCTATCTACGTGAGCCAAAGAAACTGCACAATGGTCATGCTTTTGTGCAAGGTCTACGTGTATAAAGTATTTCTTTTCTGCATCTGGCTTAAACCAGTCTTCTAATCTTCCAAATTGATCTACAGCTACGTTTCCAATATTGAAGGCCTTCTCAACCTTTTCTCTCGACTTAAAGAATGCATCAACTGCATCTGATGGCATGCAAGCAAATCTTCCAAGAGCATCTACTGGGTTCTTATAAAATGCTACCTTAAAATCTTCAATCTTTCTTACGGGATTTACTTCCCAGGTAGGCCTTTTTAAAGCATACATCTTTGGATACTTATATGAAATAATGTGATCTTCTTCCCATTCAACATCAAACTCATTTCCTTCAGTTCCATCTGGAAGATCTTCATCTAATTTAAAATGATGGTTTCTAAGAATAACTTCTTTTTCTGCTACAACATCATCATATCTTTGTTGTATGTAATCATTCTTATATCTAGGAAAAGAAAGTAAAATAACTTTACCAAAATCTGGGAATCGTGAATCTACAGATGCACGGTACATGTCATATATTGCGCTACCAGTTTTTGCCTGCTCATGACCAGTTGTATTTTCTGTAGCAAATCCTGAAATTTCATCTAGAATAATTACAATAACGTTATAACCTTCCCAAGCTTCACGCTCTGAGTGACCAGAGTGTACTGTTATTGCTTTATCAAATTTAATTTCAGATGCTTTAGATTCATATCTCCCAGCAAACCACGGAGACTTATCTATTCTTGTTTTAAATCCTTTAAAGAAAACATTTTGTGCCTGTTGAGAGTTAATTGCAATATTAATAATATCAATTGAATCTCCAGGAGGTTTACCGTAATAAGTTGCGGGATCTTTAAGGCATAATAATAAATATACTATGTAGGCCACTGATATGGTTGAGCAGTAGTCCTTACCAGATCCTTTACCTAATTGAGCAACAACCTCGTTGGCTGTTTGCTTAAACATTCTTTTTCCTTCTTCATCCCCTAAAAGCTTAATCAATGTTGATTCTTTATATATTTGAGAACTTTTTTCAATCAAAGTATACTGATGGTCGGACAATGTTGGTAAGCCAAGATAGTCTGGGCTTTGCACAAATGTACGGAGGTCTACTGGACGCTCATCAAATTCTTCACCATCTAATATATCAATTAGATCACTAAAATTAAATTCCATTATTTTTTTCCATAATCATCTTAATTGATTCAGAAAGAGAGATATTTCCTTGAATGTTATCTGGCACATCTATTATAGATACATTTATTTTATTGTTTTCTAAGATTGCTGGATAATATTGTTTCATTTGAGTTACAAACAATGGGTTATTGGGATCTATTAAGGTTAAAATAGTTACATTTGTTTCTGGTTTTGCGTAGTAAAGATTTACTATAGATGATCCTAAATAACAAACTACATCTGAAGATTCTCTTATAATCTTTATCTGTTCTAGTGGGTTTAAATCTTCCATAAATACTGGAGTGTAGCCCTTAGACACAAAATATTCTTCTATTTCTATGTCATTTGGATGTTTTCTTATATAATTTCTTCTAGAGATATATATTTTTTTATTTTGATCAGATATTTCTAATCTTGACTCTACTTCTTTAATTATACGTGGTCTAGACCAATTAATTGTTGCTAAATCTGTAGACATTTTTCCCCTATCTAAAGTAATTGAGGGGTGATATTCTATTTTATTGTGATATACTGGAGACCCATTTAGCATAACTTTATCATACATATCTGATTCTCCTTCGCTTACAACAAAAGAATTTTCATAAAAAACATAAGCCGAGTCAAAATTAAAATTGAACCAAGCCAAGTCTTCTACATTAAAACACTCATAGTCAATTTTTAAAATATCTAACCAAAATTTAAATGAAGACCCATCTCCTTCTCTTTCATCATCTTCTGGCTGTCCATTTAATCCTATAAATATACCATTTTCATTTTTTTTCTCATCCGCAAATAACAAAAGCTTAAAATTTGGATCTTTTTCTTTTAAAAACAATATTTTAGGTAAGTGCTCTAGCATAAAATGAAAAAATCTAGCAATATAGGCAATCAGATATACTGATCTACCATCAAAAGATTTATTTAAACCATTATGTATGTTATGTATAATTGGGTTTATCATATTTTTGCCATATAAATTTAACAATTCAATCTCTTCTGGTATGCTAAAAACTCTTGCGTTTTTGTCCCATCTATGAAATAAACCAAGTGCTCTTTCATATCCTTCATAAAATTTAAAAGATGGATTTTTATATTTTACGCATATTTCACTATCAGTCATAACTGATACTTCTTCTACCCCATAACTATCTTTAATATCAAATAGTGCTTTCAGGTATTTTTTTAAATCTTCTGGTGTGCCTAGGCCAGCCATCTCTTTAACTGCAAAAGTATTTATTACCGCTTTATCTAAAATTGCCTCATTATATACTGGGCAAACATAAAATTCATTATTTGTTTTTATATTTTTTTTAATCATTGATTTTGCATATTTTATAAAATCAGATCCATTTTTCCAATAATATATGCCGCATGTAGCAGCGTTGCTAATAACTTCTTTTTCTGCAACTCTTTCTACCATCCCATAAATATTGTTTTTAGCATAAGACCACTTACTTTCATTTGAAATAAAAGTAAGTATTGATCCGTCTACACCAGAATCAATTAATGATTTCATTGCTAATTTAGAATCCCATAAGATGTATTGATCTGAGTTTGCAATGAGTAGGGGGGAATCATTATCTATTAAATCTTTAGCAAGCAAACAAGACATGGCAGCGCCTTCTAATCTGCCATCTTGTGAGATTAATGTAAAGTCTTTACAAAAACTTTGAATATGTTCTTTTAATTTATATTTATCTATGTGTTCTTTTTTAGCTACAAATATATAGTGTGCGTTTTCAATTCCTATGTTGTCATGAACTAAATTAATCATCGATTTTCCGTTAACATCTATTAAAGGCTTTGGATTTTTAAAACCCTGCATAGAAAATCTAGATCCTTCTCCAGCCATTGGTATTAAAACATTTATTTTTTTATATTTTCTAACCAATTCTGATTCAATTAATTCCATATTTATTGATGATCTATTTTTTACAGAAACTAACCTAGATTTAGATTTAAAAGCAGCTATTTTACCAACAAAACTATCTTCAAATATTGTGGTGTAACCACCAGAAGTACCAAAGTGTTTCATGCATTTATTAAAAATTTCTGGATTAGGTTTAGGGTTAGACACATCTTCATTCCCTAAATATAAATTAACAAGATCGATTAAACCTAATGATGTTAGAGCTGCCTCTATAGTTTCTCTAATACAATTACTAGCAACAGCAATATTTACCTCATATTCTTTTATCATTTTAAATAAGGTAATCAGTTCTTCATCTTTATCTAAATTTTTAAAAAAATTAATAGTTTTTTCTTGTTTTAATTTTGATATTTTATCATGAAATTCTAATGGAAGCCCATAATTTTCAGTTAATATTTTAAGCTTTTCTTTTGTTGGAAGACCTTCAAATATTTTTTCTTGATCTTCTTCTGATATTACGTATTTAGGATCTACTTCTTTAAGAGCTTCATTTAAAGCATTAAAATGAATTTCTTTACTATCTACTAAAGTTCCATCTAAATCAAATATAAATAATCTTTTGCGCCAAATGCCTTCTTCATCAAACATTATGATACCTCTGAATCTATAAATATCGGTTCAACAATTCCAGTTACTTGAGATAATCTTTTTGCTACATCCATTTTGCACTTAGGGCAAGATGAGGTAACCTCTTTAAGTATCTTAACCAAAATCTCTTGCTTTCTTTCAGCCTCGGCAATTTGTGATGCTATTTCATTATTTTCAAGTACGCCAACTGATTGAAGCATTGCAATTCTTTTTGTTTCTATATCTGCTATGAGCTTTAAGGCTCCCGCCTTAACATTTAGTTGACCTTGGGTATCTGCATCCTCTACGGTCTTCCAGGCCTCTTTAATGAGCATTGCATAGTGTTGGTCAGCCCCAGAAATTGCTTCCTTAGCACGGTCTCTAAGACTACTATCATTATGGACTACAGACTTCCATTCATCAATAAATTCAATAACTTCTTTGCGGGAGAACCCAGTAGTTGTTGCTATTTGGCTAGCAGAGTTGCCTTTAAGTAGTTCTTCAACTACCTTGT